AAAATAAAAATAAAAAAAAAATACTAAAATTGCATTATCTAAAAAAGAAATAATTTTTTCTGAAAAGCACAAAGAAAATTTAAAAAAAGCATTAACTGGTCGAAAATTATCTCCAGAACATAAGAAAAAATGTCAAAAAGCAAATTTAGGGAAGAAACAATCGAAAGAATCCGGACAAAAAAAATGGGAAACCAGAAGATTAAATGGAAAGGGTAAATTAACAGAAGAACATAAAAATAAAATAGGGGATGCTCAAAGAGGAGAAAAAAATCACATGTTTGGAAAAATCCCATGGAATAAAGGTTTAAAAATGAATGAGGACTTTATTGAAAAAAATAGAATTTCTCATATTGGTAAAAATTTAGGGAAAAAATATAAAAAATAAGATATGAATGCTCGTGATGAAGCTGATGAATTACAAAAAATGATAGATGCTGCTGACGGAAAGCTTGATAAAAATTTACCAAAGCTTGACGCACCGGAGCTTGCTATGGAACCTACATTTGAACTCGATTTTGACGTATTACAAAAAGAATGCGATTCAAAAGCTAAAAAAATGATTAAGAATGCTACGGGATTTATGCTTTCGGATGAAATAATTAAGCAAAATCCGTATCTTAAAAATAAAATGCAAGTTGATATTCTTTCCCTTTCTGGTATGCTTTATCAATTAAAGGTAAATGAAACTATGCAAAAGACCCTCATGGAGGAAGTACGTAGTGGGGCCGCACACCCACGCATGTTTGAGGTCTTTGGTCAACTTAGCAAGACCATCGGGGACTTAAATAAGCAACTCCTACAAACCGTAGAAGCCATAAAAGCAACCTATAAGGATATTCGATTTGATGTACAAGAAAAACAGAATGAGTTAAGAGCAATTGGACCTGGTCAAAATGGAATGGTTAGGAATGATAAAGGTCTTGTAGCTCTTGGAACAAAAGAATTAATTAATGAAACAAAAAGATTAAAAGCTGCTCAAAATGACCAGGTTGTCATTATAAAAGGAGATCAAAATGTTCAAGATATTGAAGAGATAAAAACGGAATAAGGTATATATGTTAAAGATCCGTTAAAAATGGCACAAAATATTGTATGGAACACTGAAATAGTCAATGAAGCTCTTGAAAAACTTAGGTATGGAGCGGATGTTAATCTAGACTGTTTTCATCAAAGAGATCCAGAATTAAAAGCTGATAATATTCTTTTTCAATTAACTCACGAAGAAGAACAAGAATTTATAAAATGTTCTCAAGATATAGAATATTTTGTAGAAAAATATTGTCGATTCTTAACTGACTACGGAAGGCAGACGGTTACTTTAAGGGATTTTCAAAGAGATATTTTAAATACAGTAGGGGAAGAGGTTTGGATAAATGACTTGGAGGATTTTGGCCCTAAAGTTCGAAACTATATTTTGATGGCATCTCGCCAGACAGGAAAAACCACAACAATTTCTGCTTTCTTTGCTTGGTATCTTTGCTTTCATACAGATAGAAACTTACTTATTCTTGCTAACAAACAGGCTACAACTACAGAAATTGTAGCAAAGGTTGTTGATGTTTTCAGGGGTCTTCCATTCTTTCTTAAACCAGGTATAAAACAAATTGCAGTTTTAGGTTTGAAACTTGATAATGGATGTATGCTAACATCTCAGGCAACAACCAGTACAGCAGCTATCGGTTTTACAATTCACGTATTATACATCGATGAGTTTGCTCACATTAATCAAAAATTAGCTCGATCCTTCTGGAGATCTGTTTATCCTACGCTTTCATCCTCTCGTGTATCTCAGTGTATTATTTCTTCTACCCCCGATGGAATGGATAATTTATTCTTTGAAATATGGGATAAAGCCAACAAGGGTCTAAATAGTTTTATTTATAAAAGGGTAGACTGGTGGGAGGTTCCCGGCAGAGATGATGAATGGGCCGAAAAGGAAAGAGCTAACTTTACCCCGGAGGCATTTGCTCAGGAATATGAACTTTCATTTGATAGCAAAAGTAATATTCTTTTATCGGGGAGCGATTTAGCTTGGCTAAAGAAAATTCAAAAGAAATATAAATTCCATGAATTAGAAAAGTCCTCTTTGGACGAAATACTTTATCGAGATAATCTTTTGTGGCATCCGGATTTTGATCCTAATGATGATTTTCCTTTAAATATGTATAGATTTATTTTATCCAATGATATTGCAGAAGGAAAAGATGAAGAAGAGAAAAAAGATAACGACTATAATATTACAACTATTTGGCAAGTGGAACCTAAATCTATAGCTAAATTAAGAAAATTAAGAAAAGATGAAAGAACAATAAAAAATCTTTTCAGAATAAGACAAGTTGGTATATTCCGAGATAATATTGGCGATGAAGAAGTTATGGCAAAAGTCAATAATGCTTTAGCTTTTGATCAGTTTAATCCCGAATCAGTTAAATGGGTTACCGAAATGAACTTTAATGGAAAAGCTTTTTTAAATAAAATTGCCGAGCACGAAGATTATTTTGAAGGAATGGTAATGCACTCCTATCATACTGCTCCAGTTCCGGGAGAAAAACCACCAAGAAAAAAAGCAGGATTTAAACAAAAACAAGATAAAGATTATTTTTGCAAATTAGGAAAAAGATTAATATCTCAAAAAACTATTTTGCCTAGCGAAAAATCAACAATTAGCGAGTTTGGGTCTTTTGGAAAAACAAAAACAGGATATAAAGGCATTGCTAAACATGACGATGCTGTTATGACGGTTTTAAATCTTTCTCGTTTTTATGAAGAGCCAGAATATGAAGATTGGCTTTATGATTTTTTGGAAGATATGCCGGATTCTTTAATTAAAAGATATATGCTAGCTATTCTTGAAGAACCAGATGATAGTCAGGATTTAAATGATAATGCTTTTTCAGCATTTTATGAAAACCCAGATGCCATTACAGCTGAACAAGAAGAATTAAGAAAAATATGGTTGCAAGGCGAAAAAAACAAAGCATCTAATTATGGCGGGCTCCCTTGGAAAAGCGGGGGATCGTCATGGTGAAAAAGTTAAAACGGGGTTTTTCATTCTATGATATATAAATAAAAGACATTATTTGAAAAGTCAGAAAGTAGATTTTCCTTAAATTTTTGACGAATAAATAATAAAAATAAATGAAATAATATGGCAAAACTTTCTTTAGATCTATCCCAATTTAAAGCTGCTGGTGTTTATACAGTCGAAGTAGATCAGTCTGAAAGAATTACAGTTTCTACTCAGTCATTAAGATTGGTAGTTGGATTCTCAAAAGTAGGTCCTTTCAATGCTCCTACATTCATTCGTTCTACAAGAGATCGCTACAGATTTTTTGGAGATATAGACAAAAAGTTAGAGAAAAAAGGATCTTTCTTTCAGAGATCAATTGATACTTGCTTACTTCAAGCACCTGTATTTGCTATGAACCTTCTTAACGTTGGGGATTCTTCAACGGAGATTTGCGGTTTTGCTTCTCTATCATTAGATTCATCTACTGCAAATAAGGGAATCTATACTGACAAATATATAAATTTCTTCAACCGAGAAAGATTCTGGAAAGCTGATCCTGATTATCTATTAGGAGTTGCTGGAAATAAAGAAGGAGTTAATAGCATTGAAAGTACTTCTCTATTACAGGTATCGAATGTTGGAACAAAAACTCTTTCATTTATTGTAAGAAAAGCCGTAGGAATTCAGGGATATAGTGTCATGGCAAAGGATTGGTATGGTTCAACCACTGCTATTCCTTATGAATGGATACGTCCTTATGATCTAATGAAGGATTATTTTATCCAAGTTATAGCTATTGAAGGAGACTGGACAAATTATACTAACCTATCTTCTGATCCGTTCTTCTCAGCTTATTTTAATACAAAAGGAGTTATTCCTGCAAAATTAAATGAATTTATTAATCTTCCACAAGTTAGCTTAGTTGGTTCTTGGATTGGAACATTTATCCCAGATTTTAGAGATCAAACCGGAGCAAATCAGAATATTGAAGATATTGTTAATGCTTCAACTCCTTTAACGGGTGTTATGGTTAATGTTAATCAGGATGCTCTTGATCAACTTATCTGGGATGAAGAATCGGGACAATGGGAAATGGGAGATGGTTCAGATATATTAGCCGCAGGACATTTAGTAGATTTAGTTGGTCACGGTTTTATTGACCAAGGAATAAACAAAGTTGAGGTTAGTTATGATGCTTTTATATCTCCTGCAATTTGGGAAGCATCCGTTTGGTATACCGATGCTTCTGCAACTATTCCAATTGATGTTTCTGTTTTAATATCTCCAGCAGTTCATACCATTTCAACTGGAACCACTCAAGATGTTTCTATTTTTATATCTGATGCAGTTTATACAGATGTATCATTATTTAGCGCCCCAAATGCTTCTTCCAATGTAAGAGTTTTTGTATCTCCTGCAATTTGGGAACCTTCAACATTAACTGGAGTTGATGGTGTTAGTATACAATCTAATTTTTTAAGTTATGATGTTAGTGTATTAAATGAAGTTATCCATAATACTTTAACAATCACTACTTATCAAGAAGGAACAACCACAGGGAAAAAATTCTATCTTGATAATATGTCAGATGCTAATAAAATTAGTATTGGTACTTTAGTTAAAAAAGATGAAGCATTAGCTGAAAATGGTATTCCCGGAGTTACTTATGTAATTTCTAAAATATTTACAGATGATATTTCTACTTATGGTTCTCCTACTGGAGTTTACGTTCTACAAACAGCAGAACCTATCGATGGTGGTGCAGGAGCAACTACGATAACCACTCAGATGCCAATCGACGATGCATCTGTAGCTACATGTTATAAATTCCTTGCTC